TGTTAAATATTCTAAACCAATAGTATCTTCTACTTTACTAACATCATCTATTGATATTTCATCATCGTTGTAAATTTTTGAAAGTACTCTAGGAAATAAAGATACAGGTATATTTTGAAATGTATGTTGAATTGGTGGAGTGTTTGGAGAGGTTTTCTCGTAAAAGAAAGAAAATTTCTGGATTGATTTTCCTGTAGGGTAAAAATGACCTCCATTATGGAATTGAGCTAACCATACTCTATCACAGTTTAATTCATTCATTATTGCTTCTAGTTGCCCATCTATTAGTGTAGATGTTTCAAGTGCTTCACGCATTGGAGTCCTTTTATCAGGTTTTTCCATTTTAAGTTTAACCCAATTAACCATGATAGGTCCAAATACAGCAGTAATTAAAGCTACCGCTATTGTAGTAAGCATTGCAAATATTTCCATTATTTTTTAAGTGAATTTAAATACTCTATTACTTCATCTAAAGATTGCTGTGCGCGTTCTTTATCTATTCCACCAACCCATTTTTGTACTTCACCGTGTTCTGAAATAAAACTATTAGCTTTGTCATTCAGAATATTTTCAAACCAACCTTTGTATTCTTCTATTTGTTTATCTATTTCTGCATTAAATGTTTGTGTAGTATAATCTCCCCAAGTACCAGCAATTTTCATTTGGGTTTCTGTAGTAGTTCTACAATCTAAACATTCACCATATGATTTAAAGTAAAATGGATCTAATTGTTTATCCATCACTTGTTTACATTTTGGGCAAAACAATGGAACTGCTGCTTTTTTAAAGCTATCAAGTTTAGTAACATTTTCTTTAATACCACCTCGGATAGTCCAAGTTTTACCTCTTTCTTCCCAAATATCACCTTCTTTGTGATCTTCTTGAGTTTCACCATTATAACCAATTCCAACAGTTGAACGATCACCATGTTTGCCTTTAACAAGGTTACGAAGACGTTCTACATCTCGTTTTTGGAATTCTTTTTTCAGAACATTATCGGACATTATACAATTTTAAAGTTTCTAATTTTTTAAGAGTATCAGGTAAATTTTTATGTAATATACCTATACCTCCATTTGCTTCCCAAGCTGTAATATTTTTTTCTAGGTCATCTATAAGTATATGGTTTGGAGCCGCAAATGTAGCTTTTTGAACAGCAGGAACAAAAATTTCTTCCCCTACATTAGTTAAATTTTTAGAAATCCATTCCTTTTTACCTTGAATAGCTTGATTATATTCCGGACTAAGTTGTTGGTCTGGTGGTAAACTAAAATCTATTGCTGGGGATGATAGAATATTTGGTGTATATGGGGAAATAGCTTTCCATAATTCTCTTCCTCCTGGTTGCCAAGGTAAGTTAGCCCAAAAAGCTTTTTCATTTTTACCAGCACCTTTTCTAAAAAGTTCCCAAAAATATGTTTTACCTTTAGTATTAGCTTCAGCAGTTGATACACCTGTTAATTCTCTATAACCTAAATCAAAATCACATAATACACCATCCATGTCACAATATATAGTGTATTCGGAATCAACGTTTTCATTAAGTGGTTTTATTGAATCTACGCGTTGAAGTAAATCTTCAGTGAATGGAACACCATGTCTATTTTTAAATTCTTTTACTAATTTGTCAGTAGATAAACCTTTATTTTTCAATAAAATATATGCTCCTAAATCAGCATCCATTTCATCGTCTTTTGAATATGGGCCGGTATGTCCTAAAAGTAAATGAGCAATTTCATGTGCTTCAACAATCTTCATATCGCTAAAGTCTAAACCAGTGCCTACAAAATCTTCACCGTTAAGGATTATTGTTTTGTCTTTTGGATAGTAAAAGCCATATCCATGTTCATCAAACAATGGTTTTAAATTTGGATAGTTTTCGTTTTCTTTAAAAACAACTAAAATATTTGTATCTGGTTTAAATGTGCTAGGATAGGACAATACACTATCATCTTCTGTTTCTTCTTTTAATACTCCTTCAGTTAATGTATCTGTCCAATTACGAAAAGTCATATTACCTTTTTCATATGCTTCTCTTTCAATTTCAGGTAGATCACCTTCTTCGTTTGTGTTTTGTGTAGTAATATTTTGTAAACGACCATCACAATTTTGCATGTGATGAATCATTTCATGTGCATATGAACGCATAACATCCTTTGGATGACGCCCCATTGTATAAAGTACAATTACTTTTTTATTTGGGTTATAGTATGCTGTTTTACCAAAGAAGTTTTGAGCATTTTTAGCATCATCATTTACAAATTTTACTTTAGGTAAAGGACGTATATTCATACCCTTATCCAACATATATTCTGTAAGTGATTTGATTAGTGGAGGATAACTAAATTTACTTGGTTCAGCATACATTTCTTTTATTCCTCCAGGTGTATCTAAAATTTTACCAGTTGATGCATCTGTAGTATAACCACAAGTACCTTCATCTATAGGTGTTTTAGTTAAAATACTCCATATTTTATTTTTTTCTTCTTGAGAAAGTTGAGTGGGTAGATACGATTGAAATCTTTCCTTTTCTCCACCAATTAAAGCTGCACGTGTGTTTGTACCACTAACTCTATCGTCTCCTTCTTCGGATTTAATTACTACTGTTTTAAAGTTAGGGTATTTGCCCTCTAAACTATCAAAACGTTTTAAATCGCCTAAATCCATTTCTCCTCGAATACCTACTACTGGGTAGTATGTGTTTTGGGGGTTGCTTTTGATTAAGGAAGCAACGTCTGAAATAGGGGATGGATTTTCTGAAATTTGAATTTTAACGTTTGATGGTAAATATTTTTTGTAAATATCCCATATAGCTTTACTTTCTTCTTTAGAAACACCATCTCTATTTTTGTGTCCTATTAGAACAATTACTTTGTCAAAATTAGAATTTTTTGCTACTTCATCAACTAATGCAAAATGACCTACAGTAGGAGGTTTAAATCCACCAGGTACTAGAGCAATGTTTTGTCCTTCTTGCTCTAAAAGAGGTTGTATAAGTGACTTAACGAATGAATTCATTTACTTTATTTTTTGCTACATCAAACGTATCAAATTCACGTTCTATGTCTAAAAGAGATTGTATTTCTTGATTTGTTTTTTCTTTATCTGCTTTTGATTTAGCTTCTTCTTCAGGTGTTTTAGGTTTTCCTTTAGGTTGAGGGTATAATTTTTGAATCCTTTCAGGGTCAAAAGAAGTATCAACTTCATATCCTGGGGGGTCATTATTAATAACAATAATTTTATTGCCAAATGCTTGTCTGTAAGTGTCAATATTTTTTACTACACCTTCCCAGCTTTTCAATACAGCACTTGTAGGTAAACTTCTACCACGTTCAGCATTACGTTTTAAAGATGTCATAGGTGATACATAAAGTAAAATCATAAATGTATCATACCCCATTACCTCTAAATCTGATTTTTTCTTAAGTAAAGGTTTTGAAGCTGCTCCTGTACCATCGATTATAATATTTTCTAAAGATTGTACAGCTTGAGTTTCTTTTTCTTTAGTTACTGCTCTAGCTTTTCCCATTAATTTAGCAGCAGCTGATAGTTCTTCAGGGGACATTGAAGTAAAATCTTCTTTGCCTAGTTCTGTTTTTAATAATTTTTCGTAAACGTCATCTACGTTTATTACTTTAAAACTTTGAAGACCTAGTTGATTAAGTATAGTTGTTTTACCAGATCCAGCAGGTCCAGCCATGAAAATAGCTTTGGGTTGACTTTGAACCTCTTTAAGTAATTGAACCAGACTTATCATACTTATACATATTACAATTCTCGTTTAGCTGTTGTTCTAAATTCAGTAAATACTGGGGAGTGGGTTGGGTTTTCTAGGTCAAATAATCGTTTTACTGTTTTAAAAATATCAATATTTTCCTCAAATGTGCGAGACGATTCAACTACCTCCCATCCTTTACCTTGCATTTTACCAGTAGATGCTTTGCGTTTAGAAGATTTAAGCCATAAAATGCCATAACGATCTATTTTCTTTCCAAAACATTCTTCATAGCACTGACCATAAACTGCCGTTTGTAGTTCATATACTGTTTGAAGTTGATTAGATGTTTTTAAATCTAATAACCACAATTCACCATTAATTTCAACAATTAAATCACACGTACCTGCTACTTTAAGCTCATCTGAAAATAGATGTACTTCTGTTTCAATTAAAGTTGGTTTAAATGTTTCCCAAAATTCAACAAAACGTAAAAACATTTGCCATACATCAGGATTATATTGTGGGCGACCATTACTGTCTAAAAAATTTAATTCTTCACCATTTAAATATGCTTCACACAGTTCATGAGTTTGAGTACCTTCTTCAGCTGCTTTTTTAACAATATAATCTGAAGCGAATCCTACTTGTTTTAACCAATTTTCAAAAAATTTACCTTTTGGATAATAACCTAAAACATATGTTACAGATGGATAATATTTTCCATTTCTTCTATAGTAACGGGAATCGGGTAACGTGATTTGAGTTGCATCATCAGAGATCTCAAGGATGCGGTCATAGGACTTTTTAATGTTCCTTTTTTTCATATTATAGATAATTTTTTCTCCATCAGTTTATATTGTGTTAATGGAGAAACTGTTTGTACTAATTTGGTAAATTCTTCAAATCCCATATCACTAGGATCTTTTCCTTTAAGTTCTACCAAATACACTTCCTTACCAATGTCCAAAAGCTGTTCACAAAATCCAAGGGCTTTTGAAATAGCATCGTTGTCTAGGGCAATGTATATTTTTTGTACTTTAGAAGTTACAATTTTTTTCATCAAGTTTGATTGAATATTTTTACCAAACAATGGAATAGCATTTCGTTTTATTGCCATTGCATCAAATGGACCTTCACATAGTATAATAGGTAAATCCCAATTAACAAACAATTCAAACGGTATAATATCGCGAGACGTTTCCGGGTTGCGGTACTTGGTGAATGGATCTTTCTCAAATGATCTCGCGGTAAAATAATTTAATCTACCGGTGCTATCATATGATGGGATAACAATCATATTATTATATTGCCCTGAATCACAATATCCTATATTGTATTTTAAGATATCTTGTTTTGTGATATTTCGTTTTTTAAGATATGCTAAAGCATGTCTTGCTACAATGTCAGTATTGTTAATAAAGGTTTTAAATTCCTTTGGTAGTTCAAGTATAGTTTGTTTTGCTTCCCCTATATCTTCTACAGTAACGTTTTTTACAAGTTTACCTAGTTCCTGAAAGTATGGAGCATCAACTTGAATTTGTTTAAATAAACTTCTAATAGTTTTACCTTTTTTACCGCATACCCAACACGCCCATTGGTTTAATCCTTCTTTATTTTCGGTAAAATTAACTTCAAGTTTTGGTTTTGAATGATGACAAAATGGGCAAGTATAGGATTGATTTCCTCTAGCAGTACGTTTGCCAGGACCTAGAATAGAATTTACAAGGTTAACTAACAATTCATTCACCATATGTGGTTAAGATACAATCTATTTTTTAGATATCAAAGTCTTTTCGGTAAAATTTACCTAGAATATTTGAATTTAACCAAGTATCAGACTCTAATACTCCTGAATTGAAGAGGTATTTGCATTCAAAATAGGTAAGTAGTTTTTTATTGGTTACTAAATGGATAATTTCCCTAGTAAATTCTTCTTTTTTGCCTAATTTGATTTGTTGTTTTATAAATTCTTCAGATCCGTAATATGTTTTCCAATCGGATTCTTTAATGACTTGTTTTGTAGTTGCTGTTCGACCTCTAGTTATAGGTTGTTCTGCTAATTCTTTTTTACCTAATTTCTTTTTGATATTATGGTATAACGATTTTTTACCTAAATATTTTTTTCCTGTGGGGATATGAGTGGTAACATAAATAAAACCAAATGTGCCTTCTTGAAAATCTTCAATAGTTTGAATTTCTTTATTTTTATAAATCC